TCAAATACCGAATTGTACGTGGATGCCGTTGTTGATGTGAAACATCCAATTCGTTTAATTATATTTGTTTCTATTTGGAAGTTTGAAAAACTACCTTCAAATAGTTGACTTTTACCTGGTTGATAAATTGGGTGTGTTTTTGTTTGTCTAATAACTAAATCGTTATTTGCTGATGTTGACATTCTAACTCTCGCATACTGTTGATTGAATATTGATGTTGCAGTACCTGCAGTTACTTCACTAATTTGTAATGGATTTTTATCGTAAACGTGTTTTATATCCAAAAGATTTGTGACAGCAGCGGTTCTTAATCTTCCAAATGCGTCCATATTTGGACCGTCTGCATATTTTACTGAATTATTAAAAATAAATGACATCTTATATAATATACCAATTTCCGTTTCTTACCATAACGGTAAGAGACATATAGTTTATATTCATATCAACGTATGAATTCCCGTCTATCAATCCTGATGTGGGCGTTAATCTTATTCTGTAACTTCCTGAAGTTCCTGCCTCATCTTTAATGATTAGATAATAACCATCTCTTGATGTTGTTGATGGTAATGTTAAATCAACGTTTGATGAACCACTAACCCCCCAATATGAATAATCCCAAGTTAATGTTTGTGAACTTGTAATTGCCGAAGTAGCATAATTGAGTGGTTGTGAAATATTTCTTGTTTTTACAACACCCGTTGATGTGTCTCTAACCAAAAAGTTGTCATTTGTGGTATCTGTTTCAGGTATATCTTGTAATGCCAAATAATTTGTATGGAATGTGGCGGCAGATACAGAAAAAACACCAGCTCCAACCGCAGATGAAAAATCGTGTGTTATTGTATTTCCTGAACCATTCAAAATGGTTCCCCAACAAGCCGATGTGGTATTATTATAACCACCACCAATATGAGAATAATCACATAAAGTTGTATTTTCTCTACCACCGACAACCACAGAATAACCTCTTAATGTTGCCGAAGCGGTATTTGATGAACCACCACCAATAAATGTATACGCTCTATCTGTTGTGTTACCTGAACCGCCAACAACACTTGAGTATTGTTGTACAACAGTATTAAATTCACCACCTAATATTGATGCGTAACTACAACGAGTTAAGTTAAATGCACCTCCTCCTACAATATTTCTTTGTCCTTCACTTGTATTGGACTGTCCCCCAAGAATAGATGAACTATTTCCTATGACTTTATTATTAAAACCCCCGACAGCAATTGAATATGCCGATGTTGTTGTGTTTAAAAGTCCGCCCGAAATAACAGAAAAATTTGATGATGTACTGTTTCTACATCCTCCACCTAAAAATGAATTTTGTGATGTAATTGTATTACATTCACCACCACCAACAATACTAGAACACCCAACAACAGTATTACCACTTCCTCCAACAATTGATGAATAATCACCACAAGCAGTATTGTTATAACCACTACCAATTAAAGCTCCGATACCATTATTTTTATTTTGTAGTCCTCCACCAACAAACGAATAAAGATTTGATGCGGTATTACTTCTACCACCACTTACGGTTGAATAGCACCCACTTGCTGTGTTAAGTGATCCACCACCTACGGTTGAGTGATTACAACTTGATGCGTTACAATAACCACCACTTACGGTTGATATTAAACCGCTTGATGTATTTTCAAGACCACCTCCTACGGTTGAAGAGAAACTACTTGATTCGTTACAATAACCACCACTTACGGTTGAATTATTACCGATTGATCTGTTTAAAAATCCTCCACCAACAAATGAATATCTACCGCTTGATGTGTTATTAATACCTCCACTTACGGTTGAACCATTTAAACTTGATGTGTTAGAGACACCTCCACCAATTGTTTGTCCAAATCTGTTAGTACCTAATATGGAATTTGACGATCCACCACCTATAGTGTTAAAACCAACAATAGTACCATTTTCAAAATTATTAGCGCCACCATTAATTGTCCCATATCTACCCAAAGATATGTTATCAAACCCACCTCCAATAGCAGAATAAACACCACTAACAGTATTACCAGTTCCTCCCAATATAGACGAAAAATCATTTAATATTGTATTATATGTTCCACCACCAATTATTGATGAACTTCCTGAACTAGTGTTATTTGTTCCACCTCCAATAGTTTGTCCTCCTTTTGTCGTACCTAGTAGTGAATTAGAATTTCCCCCACCAATTGTGTTACACCCAACAATTGTTCCGTTTTCAAAATTACACCTTCCACCAACGATAGTTGCTTGTAAACCTAATGAAGTATTACCAAATCCGCCGACAATTATTGATTGTGTACCGGAGATTACATTAGAATTACCCGCACCTATATAACCATCGGTGCTTGTTGAGGTATTACAACTACCACCACCAATTGATGACTGATCAGCCAAATTTACATTTAATTTACCACCAACAATATACGATCCACATCCTCCGCCCGATGTGTTACAACAACCACCAACAATAACACTATAATCTGTTGTTGTTGTATTAAAATCCCCATTACCAATTATATTACTAACACCTATTGCAGTATTAAATGTGCCTCCTATTATGTTTGAGTGGTTGTTTACACTAGTATTAGATAATCCTCCAACAATTATAGAGTATGCTCCGTTTGATGTGTTATCACATCCAGAACCAATAAATGAGTAAAATCCTGAATTAGTATTACATATCCCTCCACCGATGAATGAATAACACCCACTAATTGTGTTTCCTGATCCTCCAACGATTGAGCTATATTGTGAGGTTATTTCGTTATCACATCCACCGCCTATTACGGAGTGATTATTTGTTATTTGATTTATCTCTCCTCCTACTATTGCTGAATGTGCGGATAATATCTTATTTCCAATACCACCCCCAACAAAAGATAACCCACTTGCGGTATTTTGATATCCACCACTTACGGTGGCGTCCGCATTTAAGTTTACATTATATCTACCCCCACTAATCGTTGATCCCAAACATAAACTCGTATTATAAGTTCCACCACCAACTGAAGAGTAATCTCCTGATGATGTATTAAAGTACCCTCCCGATATTGTTGACGCTTTACATAATGATGTATTATAACCCCCACCAACAACTGAAGAATATAACGCCGATGATGTGTTACATATACCTCCCCCTACTGAAGAATAATCACCAGAAGCCTCATTATCATTTCCACATCTTTCAACGGAACCAATACCCGAACTTAAAACCATCACGGAAGTTCCTCCTGTTAACGATCCGATTATTTGTTGGAATGTCGCCTTATATGATGATCCTGCGGGGTTTCCTTGTGAAACATCAAAAGGATCAACTACGTGAAAATAATCCGTTAAATTAACTCCTGTTGCAGATGGTTGATCAGTTAAAAATGCCATTATTCTTTTTTATATATAAATACACTTTAATTCATTATTGGAACTGATAAATGTCATAATCCATAAAGAAGAAGAAATCACCATCTTGAAATTGTTTTCCTTTAGGTGGTATTTCAACACAATTTAATATTACAAATTTTTCACAAAGTGGGTTAATAATTTTAACCCCTATTGAAGGTGCAGTATCAAAAGGCGTGGGTAAAGTTATAATCACTTGTGGTGGAATATTGGTATTTACCGTAGACACTAACACACAAGAATTACCATATACATTACATATGTAAATTTGATATGGTGTGGTTATTCCTGTTACATTACTTATTACTAATTGTGTCATTATTGAAATACATAATTTATATCATCCATAAATACAAACTCTACGTCATCTTGGAAAACTTTTGTATCCCCTCCACAGAAAACACAAGAAATGTCATAATTTATGATTAGATTTATTATAACATTAGAATCGTCTAATTGTGTTTCCACGTTAATTTGACAATCTGTCCCACCAGTTATACATCCACTTTTAATTGTTATTTCATTAGTTTCTATATTTGTTATAACACTAGTGATACCACTAAATGAATACAATAAATTTTTAATCGCAATAGTCCATTCATTGTCTGTTGGGTAATCATTTAAACCGGTGGATGTGTAAAATACGTTTTGTTGATTAACACCGTCAATTGTAATGTCTACAGTGAATGTTGCAGAATTTAAAATACAACCTGTGTCTCCACTCGTTAAGTCAAAATATCCCTCATTAAACATTTGTAAGACACCTCTTCTTCCTGAAATCCCACTATTTACAAAGTTGGATGAACATACGTTATAAGTTTCAAAACTACTATAATATGTTGTCCCAACTAATGTTGTTTGTTTTGTAAAAGTACAACCACTCGCATCAATAACCTCTAATGTGTATGTTCCCGCAGTTAAACCTGTAACAGTTGTTCCTGTTTGCCCATTCACGTTTGGACTCCAATTGTATGTGAATGGTGGCACACCACTACTTATCATTGTAGTTATTTCACCATCACTACCAAGTGTCGGTTGGTTAACAAAAAAATCAAAATAAACACCAGCAGAACCATTAACAAAGACAGTATCTGTTTGACTACATCCTCCTGCATCAGTAACAGTAATATTGTAAAATCCAGATGGTAAATTATTATATGTGGTAATAAACCCCGGTGCGTATCCCTCAACTTGGTATGTATATGGTAAAGTTCCTCCTGAAGACGCTAGTATTTGTACAATACCATTGTTTAACCCACAAGTGGTACCTGTAACATTTGTTGTTATAGTAAACAAATTAGTGTTTGATAATGTTGTTGTCCCTGTGAACGTACAAGTTCCATTAGTTATAAAAATGGTATAGTCTCCCGATGTAAGCGCTGGTGATGTATAACTAGTTCCTTGTGTAACCGTATCTACAGTAACTCCCGATGAATTAACTAAACTATAAACATAGGTACCAGAATTTGACCCTCCATCTAACTCAATAAAAATTTGCCCGTCATTGTTGTTACAATTTGAGTTTTGAGTGGTAATTGATGCAATTCCAAACCCATTTGGTGTGATTAAACTAATATTTGATGTTGCAACACAAAGACCCGCATCGGTTACATTTACATAAAATATCCCTGATGACAACCCACTAAAAGTATAAGAACTATCAAAAGTTATTCCAACCGTTCCATTTGATCCAGAGAAATAAAATGGTGCGGTTCCTCCTGTTATTTGTACATCAACCACACCGTTGTTTGTAAAACAAGCAGGTGAAACAGTTGTAAATCCGACAATTCCCACAGGTGGTACATCCTGAACAATAATATTACTTATCGTTTTAGCACACCCGTTACTGTCAGTTACTGTAACAGTATATGCTCCGTCTGTAAGTCCTGTAACAGTAGAACCAGTTTGTCCATTTGCATTTGAACTCCAACTATACGTATATGGTGGTGTTCCAGTTTGTCCCGTAACAAATATCTTACCTAAACCTTCAGACGTAACACAACTGCCGTCTTTGATTACATAAACACCATAATCTAATGTTGTTGATGATTTAACAATACAGGTTTCACTTTTACCTGTACATCCCCCACCATCATTACCAACAACATAATAAGTTCCCGCAGAAAGGGATTGGAAATCATAACTACCAAATAGGGTATTACCGCTTGTTATATATCCGTTAGTTGTCTCATAAAGAAAAACCTCACCATTACCATAATCAACGGAAAATGTTGCGGTGAGCGAACCATTATCAAACCCACAAGTTGTACTTGTTGTTGATGTAATACTTAAACAACTACCAGTAGATATGTTAAAATTAACAAGTATTGTTGATGCGGTTAAACACGAATCTTGTATTTCTAAACTATATGACCCACCACTTAAACCACTAAAATAATAAGAAGTTGTTGTCGCAGAAGTTGGTAGTAATCCTGATGAAGATATTTCAGTCACCGAAAATGGTGGTGATGTACTACCAGTTATATCAAATGATATAACCCCGGAGTTTGTATTACTACAATCACCACTCAAAAAGTAATTATATATAAATGGCGTTCCGCAACTCATTAATTACATAAAAGATTAAAGTTTATCCCCACATTCAGTTCAAATGTTTGCTCAACACCTAAAGGAATACAGTTATTATTATATATTGTTAAAGTATCGTTTTCATTTAAAATATAACTCAATCCGTAATCTTGTAAATCAACGAAACTGGATGTAATCGCGCTAACCCATTGTGTTTCTGTAGGTATTGATAATACGTTATTGTACCCAACTCCGTTGAAGAATGGATAACTTATAATGTCGGTACCATTAAAATTTACATTCACGTACCAAGTAGTTTGTAAACTATTTAAATTACAATCATTAAACCCTAAACCATTTGTTTCTAAGAATGAATTAAGTGTAAACCCAAAAAGAGACGCAAAAGATTCAACAACAGGATTTGATTGCCAAGGATATACAGGACAATTTGTTGTTTGTATTGGACAATCATAAGCAAATAATTGTCCAACTAATAAACAAGGGTTACAAGGTACAAGTACTAACTGACAACCCATTTGTCTTCTCCACACAAACTTTTGTCTGTGGAATATTGAATTTTCATACTTTGTTCCTGCATTCCATATGGTAGTTGCTGGAACCATTTGTTCAACAAGTCTAATCCAATAATCTCCAATACCATTGATATAATCTATCATAGTTTGGTATTTGAAGTTGTCGTTTTGTATTCCGGCAAGTTCTTGAGATTCTAAATATTTCCAATAAATTGATTGTAATGTTGGGTATCCACCTGTTTTACCATCGGTAATAAATTGTCTGTTCCTGACATTTATCATATTATGCCAAAAAGTTTGTGCAAATTCAAAAAAAGTTTTTTGTTTCGGTTTTGGTATTATTTCCGTCCAATCAATACCCCCCCTTGATGGGTAAGGTGGATTTGGATTTGGATTACAATATGTTGGTTCAACGTAATTTAATCCTTGCTCTGGTATTGGGAAATTATACTGTCTTGACATATACCAAACATCATATAACAATCCTTGCGCAGGATTCATAAAAATATCAACGTTTTTTACATTAAGAACCAATTTATCATCACCCACCGTATAATAGGCATTAAACCCCGCATCTGAATTTTGTCTTAATACACTTTGACTATCTACCCAACTTTTTTTATTGTCCATAGTTTTTCTTAACTTGAACCCTATACCCATATATGGGAATTGTCTGTACTTTTGGAGATACTCTTCACCATAGTTAAACGGTAAAAGTGTTGTTTGATAATTTGGGTTTTGTCCTGTAAAAGTATTCAAATCGTTATTTACCTCCGCAGGCATTCTATGTTGTGGGGTGGATTCAATCCACCCTCCACCTATTTGGAAATAGTAACTACCTGAGTCTGTTGGCATGCTTGGAAATCCAAAACTATCAATGGGATAATCGGATCTACTAACACTAACATCTTGTACTGTAACACTTGTTGTAAATCCAGTATACTGTACTCCCATAATTGAGAATATATCTGTCGTATCTAAAATTGGTGTAAATTGACTATAAGTACCTCCTGTTAGTAATGAGTATTGTTGTTCAAATTGAGATAAATTAATTTTTTGATCAGCAATATATACATACTCATTAAAATCGGTTAATGCCTCTGGCGCCCCAATTAATCTTAATAACAATTCAATAGATTTTCTAGTTCCTTTTGATTTAAAAAGATATGCCGAATTTAATATTAAATTTCTATAATACTGATAATTTAATTCTTCAGGCGTTTGTCCTTTTGACAAACCAGTAAATGTGTTTTCACCACTACTAAAAACCGAACTTAAAAGTTCTTCATTAGATATAGGGGATATATTGTCTTTCCATCCTAATGTTTGTGCTAAATTTTTTAGTAATTGTGATGGTATATCGTTTTTTACAGTATAGTGAACTGAATTCATATATGCTAAGGCACCTATAAATTTCTTTGTTTCATCAAAACTTCTACCATAAATTTGTAATATTTTTTCTATCTTTTGGTCTTGAGTGTCAAACTCTTTTAATGCACCCGCAGTTAAAAATCTTGATAACAAATTAGTCCTATATTCATCTAAATCTTCAGATATCTGGTTTAATTTTAATAAATATTGTTCAAACTCACTACCAACAATAGCTAAATTCCAAGTACCATTAATTGGAAATCTAGCAGTTTTAACGGTAAGTGTATAACCCCCATTCTCATTTTCAATCGGAGTATTAAAGTATGCAGTATACTTTGGTGTTATGTTTCTATTTAAAAGAAAATTTTCAACTTCATCAAAATCTTCATTAAAAACTTTATTAACATAATAATCCGTAGGTCTTATTATGATTGTATCAGAACTATATGATTGCCCACTAAATAGATTACCTTCAACATATAATTTTAATGTCGTATCTGTATCTGTAACAGGTATTAATGTATTGATTTGATAAACGTTTTCATTAACAAAAACACCATACTTTGGGTACTCCGCGGTAATATCTCTTAATGGTGAAACGGGAAATTCTCTAACTCTAATATTCCTAGCAGCACTTGTTGTATAATCAATCTCAAGTGGGTTTCTTATTGCAACAAGAGGTATTTCAAAATATGTTTCATTCTCAATACTATTATATTGTATGTTAATCGCAGTTTTTGTTGGTGCATACTGTAATGTATTTTTATAGATTTCTAAAGCGGCAGGAAAATAATTAATTATTTTTGTAACCGATGTTGATATTCTTTTAGATAACGAACCATAAGTTGTAAAATTAGTTATTTCACTTAAATCAAAATTAGGATATACCTGAAAGTTTTTGGCAACCAATAACTTAGATTGTTCAATACTATCAATATTTAATGTACTTAAAGATATTGGATCAGAAAAAGAACCTATGGTAAACGTTCTATTTACCTTTTCTGTGACATTTGTGGTAAACTCAAAATTAGCTTGTGTAAGACCACCACCAGCAACTAACTGAAAACCAACTAAATTATCAGAAAAAGTACCTTCTCCGCTGGCTTGTGGAGGACAAGTATATTTTGTAACCGCCATTATCCTGTTATGTTTGTAAAGTTTTTAGTAAAATCAATATTATTACCTCTATCTTGTCTAACTTCATATAAAAGTTCATTAAATTGATCTCTTACTTCATATAAGTTGTATTGTTTGTATATGTTATTGTTACTATCGTAAATCGTGTAAATACCATCATCAATGGATTTAGTTTGATTTCCATAAAGAGCAATTGCTAATGTTGATATATCGTGTTCAACTATTTCAATTTCAGTAGTTATTGGATTAAAAAATGTGTTTGACACAATAATATCTTGGTTTGGTTGTCCAATAAACGGTGTTGCGTTTGGTTTGTTGGTTGGTGACGATGACGGTGATAGGGTACAAAACACTAAATTTGTAACTCCTTCAGTGTATCTATATCTAATAGATTTTTGTGAAGTATTTGTTAGATTTTGAATAACCGGCTCACAATAAAAAGATGAGGTAATCATTCTAAAGAAATTAGGTATTTTTGTTCCGTCTGAATTCAAATATTCTACTCTAAAACCAATGAGTCCCTGATTTACAAATTTATTTCTAAACTGTGTCGGAACATTGTTAACGTCAATAACAATACCTTTAACGTTAGGTAATGCCGAAAGTATACCACAGTCCGTAATTCGTGTTCTTATTTCTGCGGGTCTTATATATAATGTATAAATCCCCAATCTATTAAATTGTTCTGCAGGTAATTTTAGGTTGTATAAACCACCTAATATTTCAATATCCGCATTACCACCTGTTTCATTGTTATTAAAATATGGACGTAAAATAGTTTTAGCATCCAATTTAGTTAAAACGAAATTGTCAGTATCATCCCTACTTGGGGTATAATTTAATATTATATCCACATCGTCGGGACTTACATCGGCTGGTCTAATTGTTCCGTAACTACCTGTTGCCACTATTATTAATTTTTAAATTTTGTTTATAGGTTTAAATATAAATACTTAAAATCATTGTTTTTCAACATTAAAAAAACCGTACCCATACTTAACCAAGTCACCAACATTATCTACTTCACCCAATCTTTCTATATATTCTAATGCAGACATTTTACCTCTTTCAATGAACACATCCGACTGTACTTCAGGTTGATCAATAACATTTATCAATCCTTCATTTTTTGTAATAGCAGATAATATTAAATCATCTTGTGTAAATCCTGAAGATTGTATTACATATAATGTTGTTCCATCAGGATAATCATAATAATCAATTCCATTAATTGTATAGGAAACGTATGTATTACCAGAATCGGGACCCCAATAAGTCCCCACACTATTTGAAGTACCAGTAACTTGTACTCCGACTTTGAACTTTCCTTCGGCTAACAATAGTTTTGGTCCAAATTGTGCTAAGTCGTTAACTGACGACTGAGTATAACCTGTGATAATAAAAGGTGTTTGAGTGTAATTATAACTAAAAAAGTCATCAATATCCGTATCTGAATCACCACTAAAGATATATTCATAATTTATAGGTGTTGCACTCCAATTCCCATTAAAAGATGTGAATGTTGCAACACCATACGGATCTAAATTTGGGACAAATACAAAAGGTACCGTTACCGTTTTACTTACTTGAGATATACCCCAAGGGGATGTTGCGGTAATAGTAATCGTATATTGATTATTCCCTAAAGGATAATTATGTACAAGTGGTGATGTTCCCGTAATCGTTTGAATTGTGGATCCATCACCCCAATTAATTTTAAATGTTGTCACACTTAAAAACTTTTTTAGTTCAGTGTCAGAAGTATTATAAACAGTGTAGGTGTATGGGCTCCCTGTTGTTGACGTAAAAATGAAATTAGTCACTACATCCTTTTGTAGAATGGCACCATCAAAAACAGAATAATAACCATAATCAACCGCAGTTTGGGTAAATAGCAACGGGATTGTTAATCCAGTCATTATTGATGTTCCTCCAGATGCTCCTGATAAGACATATGTCATACCTGTATAAACTCCCGTGGTTCCTGATACAGTATTTTCAGTAATCGCAGTGATTGGGCAACAAGGGTCAACATCATAAGTTATGTCAATACCCTCAACATAATTAACGGTTATTAAGTCTGACTTAATATTTTCTGGCGATATTTTAAAATAGTATTTTTGTTCAATCATATTAAATAGGATTTACGTATTCATACCAAGTTATTGGTTGTTGTTCTCTACCTACTCGTATAAAATTATTTGTCGGTCTAAACACTCTATATGTCTTATTTGTATAATCTAATCTAACTCTATAATAAAAATAATCATCACCATTGAAGGTGTATGGACTTGGTATTTGAAACTGTGGTGTGTTAACCATTGTAATATATGTTCCAGTTCTACCATTAAAAAATTTAGCCGACATATAAAATTGATTAATGTCAATATAATTTTGTTTTCTTAACCAGTAGATGAAAAATCCTTCTTTATCTCCGATATAGTCTAACCTCATTCTTGGTGTTTTCACATCTACATTACCTAATGAAAGTGAAATTGACGTACTCTCGGTAAATCCTTGTTGTACAGGTAGTATTATTGTGAAATAATTTTTTTGACTTGTTGGCTCTGGCGTATCGTAGAAATCCAATTTAAAAAATGACTTTGTAAATGGTTTACTAAAATAATACAACTCTTGTCCCGTAAACCCAACCGCCTCATAATCACTAACATAATTACTTATATTTGCAGTTGGTACATTAGCAGGATTACCACTATAAAAAAAGAAATTATAATTAATTGACGTTTTTTCATTACCCATTCGTATATAGGTATCGTGCGAAAATCTACTAACCTCAAAATCATTCGCCGCACCAATTATCTCCTCTAAAATTGTTTTTTCGTATTCATCAACACTATCATCCCTACCACTGAAATCCCACTTCATTTCTATTGGAATATCAATTTGTTTGTCAAGTGTTGATCTTACTATTTTATATTTATTCACAGTCATCTATTGTTGGTTCTGCAATGTCGTTTATGAATTCATTTCCTGTTTGACTACCTTCAGGTATTAACCTAAATACAATATTTGTAAACGGGTAATGTTTTCCGTTTATAAATGGGAAATCAACACCAAGATTATCTCCATCAATGTACCCATAAGGATAAAGATCTCTCCATCTAAAACTATTTGATAGGTTTGAATAGAACGCATAATTCGGTATTCCCACAATTTGTTGTGCGTCCCCCTCTTCAATGTAATCAGAAAATACTCTAATCCTGATTGGGTTATGTGGTTTATAATAATACCCTAATTGATTAGTTGGGTTTATTGTTGTTCCTGTTAACGCAAACCAAGCAGGATTAAACGTTATTTTATGGTGTTTTACTGAAATAACCCTTTCAAGTTGTTCATATGAATTAAACTCACAAAAATCTCCATCAACAACATCCCCAACTTGTAAGTCTCTTTGGTAAACGAAGGGTCCTGCAGGAGGTGTAGTTTGACTAAAATAAAATTCTGTTGGTATTGTACTATTTGATAAACTATTGTTAATGTCCCACCAAGGTGATGGATTATTATTATACAACGGAAGATTAAATTCATAACCCTCTTTTAGTGGGTTTGTCCAACCAAAATAACCTTTCCAAATTGTGGTGAAAAACAATTCTGAAACCGGTCTTTTTTGATTATCTATTAAAACATTAATATCTATATCTTCATTAAACGATAGGGTATACGCCTGACTTCCTTCTTTTATTGATGTTCTTGATAAGTTGTTGGGTGTTAAAACCGCAGGTTCTGTTTTACTATCACTGTTAAAAATATTTTGTTCAAATCCAGCTTTAGTTAAAATATAATCTGATACGTTTGTTAATATTCTATGTCGTCTAACATAGTATGTTGACGTAGTTTCACCCGAATTTGTAATATCAATAACTCTTTTAAATGTTCCCGTAACTCCTTGATTAAAGGTGGTACCTGTATATCCAATATTATCAATGTTAAAAATATATTCTTCACTACCATACCCTTCACTACCTAAACTAGTAACCGGAAAAAATGTTTCACCAAAATAATCAAAAGACAACTGAACATATTCCCCAACATTTAACCCGTGTGGGGAAACACATCTAAAGGATATATCCCTTGAGTTGTTATTGTTTCCAACACTAATAATAAATGGTATCCCATCAGATGCCGTCCAAACCCAAGAAGCAGATGTTTCTTGATCTATAGCCTGTAATTGTTTATTAAAGACATTATCATACGCATAACTCATATAATGAGTCCAATTATATTTTGTACTATTCTTGTTAACAAACGTTATGTGATTATTTGGTGGTATAGTATATCCTGCGGTATTATTATCAGTTCTAATAAAATCAAATTCAAAATATTGCGGATAACCATCCCACGGCAATGAAGGATTTGTTGTTGCACTTATGGCGTTATTAATAGCATTGGCATAAAATAAATTATTTCTAAATGGTCTATATGAAACTGAACCAACATATTGATTTTTAAATATAAAACTATATTTACAAACAGGTCTAAAAATGTTTGATTTTTCTCTCTCATCAATAAAAACTTGTTGTAAACTTAAATTAACACTACGATCAAATTCAACGTTTTCTCTTTGTGTCTGTTCTAATGTAATTTTAGAAGACAACAAAGTATTCGGAGATGTTTTATATCTCAACGAACCTAATACTATTCTTGTTTCATCATCAATTCCCATTAGTCTAATTCGGTATCTATATATATTTTTATAAATCTATTTATTGCTGTTTTTCCATTCTTTAATCCAAAATAGAAATGATACGGAGCACCAACAATAAATGATGCAAATCCTGGAGTATTGTTAAATGCCGATAGTAAAGTCACAGGAGGGACATCACCAATAGTGTCTTCTGGTGGTGTTGGGTTAAAGTTGGTTATGAACCCATAATATATATTTGGAAAAGTTTGGGACATTTGGTTAGTTTTAAAATAAGGACTTGTTACCGCATCTAAATCTTGATAACCTGACACATAAAAGCCATTTGGTAATGATCCAGTCACCCAATCATTTTTTTCACTACCAAAAATATTATTGGTTTGTTGTATTTTCCATCTATACATTGGTACATCCTGTGTTTTTGGGTATCCGTAATAACTCTGTAATGGTACTGTTGTGGCAAATGAATATATATTAAAACCTGGAGATAATGCCCTTCTGTTTCTATATTCTTCTTGTGTTGTGTTATAAAATATACCAAAAACAGGATCTCCATTAGTATTGTATGAACTTATCCAAACATATTCATCAGGATAATTACCACCAATAAATGGTGTTACCTGATACTCTGAGTTTATTGAAAACGCTTGTGCAATATCCCCATCAATTCTATCTCCCGTCCTTGAAAAGAATTGTTCAACACTTGCATTATTTACGGATAAAACCTGTTGTAAGAATGTTGAATTGATTATCCTTGATATAATTGCTAATTGTAATACATCTGAACTGTCTTGGTATGAGGTACTCTTATATGTATTACCTAAATATTTACCACTAAAATCAGGATCATTACAGATAAAACTTATAAATTCATCTCTATTCCCCATATCTAAAATAGTGGTCGGGAACATAATTTGTCTAACATTTTGTGAATCGTCAGATGTGGATATACCTAACAAATTTGTCAAAAAATTATCTGGTGACGGTGGTGGTGCCCCAATAAACTTATTAGATGTTGCGTCGTAAGGTGAACTTCTATAATAAAAATTGTTACTTATATCATTAAAAACAACCAATTTATCACAATAATTATAATTTGGTACACCAAAAATATTAAATGTTGTTTGTTTATTAAATGATGGCATATATAACGAGCCGTTTAACCAATTGTTTTGGAACATATGTCCGAAGACTCCTCTACACGCACCAAATATAATTCTAAATCTAGTTCTCCATTCTGCCAAATACTGAATATCATCTTTAATTGTTTTTATTAATTTATCATCAACAAAATAATAACATCCTCCATTAACTCTTTTATTCTGATTATTATCCCCAGTCTGATTAAATGTACAAGGATCGGCAACTTCAAAATCATTACCAACACCTTGGTAACACTTTAATGGAACCATACCTTCACAACTAAAACTATTAACTATTGTTGCGGTATTTCCTGTACCTAAATCACCAAAAGCATCAATATCATTTAACCCTTGAACTCCGCCAATAGCAGCACTAAAGTTAACAATTTGTCCTTCTTCATCTATAGAATAGAATGAAAAATTATTATTTTGATGTAGCGGGAATGAATTATATCCTACAGTATCTAAAACATCTGAAGTTGGTAATCTATCAGATCTAAATATTAGTCGTTGACTTGGATTAATGTTTGTTGATATCGGGGTATAACCGTTGTTATTTAGGTTATATGCCGGAGCATAACATCTAGCGTATGGTGGTTGTACCAAATTGAATACTGGTTGTCCAATTAACGCACCAGAACCTCCATCATAACAAGTATATAGAGGCGAATTCGTTACAGTAAATGAACCACCATCAACTCTACCAATAAACTCAGTTAAAATTCCTGATGTCACTGTTGACTTCCATCTAAAAACTTGATTAGTAGAGTTACCATTGTTTATATATAAATTAGAATCAACCCAATTACCTATTGTTATTGTATCATACGCTCCGTGAACATAATTAAATGTTGATTTATCGGTTGAGGTATAATACCTTGGTGAATCCGTTGTAAACGCACTAAAAGCGGAAACATCAACAGTGAATCCTATTGGTTGGTGAAATAGATTAATATTTCCATTTGATGTTGCCAAACTATGACTTTCAGGTGTTTGTTGGTCTTGATAATAAGTCGGGTTACCTGAATTTTGTTGTATTGGTATGTTAAGATGATAATTTCCGGTTACTGTTATTGTATTTGTTGGTCTACCAAATAATTCCGATAAATCATATTTAATTTCTTGTTTTTCAGTATATGGGTCAACACCTCTTGTTAATATTAATAATTCTTGATTTTGATAATCATTAAACCAATACCAAGGTGGTGTGTGTGACCCAGGAGTATTACTTATGTATGATATTTTATTACCATAAAAATATTTCCACAAAACACCACCACTAATAACACTAGTCGGTCCCGTAGTGGCTAAAGGTAAATATGGTGATGTTGACGATGTAAGTTGATTCCACGTATATCCTGTTACTACTTGGAAGTATTCAATACCAGATCGATATAAATATTGTTTTTCACTTTCATTACTTACTACCGTTATGTTTGATGTAATGTTATTACCATTACCATCCATATAGGTTAATGGTACGGTATATGTTCCATTACCAAGTGTTGTTCCTGTTATCGCATTTCCACTAAATTGGTTAACAGTACCACCTGACACATTCGGGTCATTAGTACTTAAAGGGTTAGTAAACGCAATAATTTTTCCTTCTAACTGACTTATGGTACCTGGATCAACCAAAACAATTAATGATAAATCCTGATAAGAATTACCTCCATTACCTAATGTTGTGGAACCAACAATAGAAGGGTTTGGTGTTACTGTAATTCTGTTTCTAGCGGTATTATCAAAGTATCTAGGTCTAATGTTCGCCAAATTCATTGACTGTGCCAACGTTAAACCGTCTCCAAATCTTTTAAAAAATGTTCCTGATGTCGCAGATGCCCCACCTGGACCTAATTCCTCCCACAATGGTACTTTATAATATGTTCTAGCAGGATTAGCAATACCCGCGAAAAGTTGTTGTGATCCTTGATCCCAAAGTGTTTGGTCAGCGCCACTAATAGTTCCACCACAAGGATTAATACTTGGTGATAATGTCCACTGAGAATAATTACCAATAGTGTTTAAATCACTTAATAATGATTGGTTAATACTTAATGCCGCAGCACTTAATGATATTGCAATAGTATTTACTGTATTTAAACTCTCATCAGGACAAGAACACACTTCACAATCAGGATAAGTCATCATAGGTAATCCTAATCTCTTAAATGGATTTTCATCACTCATAGGTGCAATCACTTCTTTTTTACACTCAAGATTACCACCTAAAGAGTTAATCGCCTTACACGCACTATAAACAATACCATTAACCAAATCCGCAATGAAATTTACAACTTCAACAACGATTGGATATATCAACGCAAGTACGTGATTAACAATTATTATCACAACTATCATTGGTGACACAATTGTTAATAACAATGAAAATAAAAAGAAGATGAAATCAAAATTCCTTTGTAGATCGTTTACTGGTAATTTATTGTTTTCGCTTTGGCAAGCCCTATCTGTTATTTCTTTTATCCCTAAATGTCTTGATCTATTACTACCACATTTAAACCTATCAATAAATCCACTAATCGTGTAAACTTTATTATAATTAAATTCGTAAAACGTATCTTCACAATTAATCGCTTCTTGTTTGTTTGCATAATCATCCCAATCTAAACTAAAAGCATACGATTTTAATACCTCAAAATATGGTTGAGCAAAAAACGTAAAATTGAACAACATAGGTTGAGTATTATCTATTGGAATGGCGGATATTGTAACTGTATTTACGACATTGGGTAATGGCACACTTTCAGTTCCCCCATAATAAGGAATACCATTAATTGAGATACTAACTTGTTGTGTGTTTGTGTAACTATTTAAAATAAATCCTCCCTTGTTTAGGATAAAACTATCTGTTGTAAAACCTGTTGCTATTGGTATATCAAATGTTTGCGAAAAAGCGTCAGGATTAAATGGGTCGGTATTAGGTAAATTATCGTTCCACCCATACTCTTTAACATTTGGAACCAAATAATTCCCCCTCATAAAGTTATTTTGTAAACCTTGCTCGTTTTGCCATTTTATCTTAAATCTATATCTACCTTTTGTTGGTATCCCAATTGTTGGATCGTTAGATAAAACTTGTTCCCCAAATTCATTTGTTGTAACATAATCCAAATTCATAGGGACATTTACTAACCATACACCATCACTATCAATTAACTTACCATCTTCCTCTAACCTATATTGTTCTAATATTGGGTCACCATTTTGATCAGTATTTATTGTTTGTCTGATTGCTAAAATTTGTCCAGGACCAGCAATCAAATCACACATATTACCTGTGTTTATCTTTGGTTTGCAACTTTTTTTAACAGAATCTTCATCAGGTGTTGAGAATATTGATCCCATAAAAACCGATGTGGGTTGTATATTAACATTTGCGGAACCTGTCAAATCAAAATCAACTCTTGTTATCCCTAATAAACAAATTTCAGGCTCCCCCCATAATGGTTGTACCTCAACAATTTTATTTAGACTAATAATTTGTGGTAACTCTCTAAGATTTGTTGATGATTTAAACTTATTACCATCAACTTGTGATTCTGTTGCTAATCCAGAATTTATTAAATCTTGTGGTGATAAAGAAAAACACCCAATATCTGATAAGTCAACATCCATAACCACAGTTTGTGTCCCTGTAGGAACACCAAATATCATATAATCACCACTTTCATTTGTTTTTACGGTAAATTTATAATATTTGTCATAGACTTCAATTAACGGATCGTATGTTAAAACATCTTCTCTCGTTGGGAACGTCCCTGTTGCGGCGTGACTTGGGTATGATTTTGTATACGGTAATAAATTATATCTATACCCATCCTCATTTAAATCATCTAATGAACTATATGGATATAGTTCAGATATGATTGGATTATTTTCGTCTTCATCACTAATTGGAATAAAAATGGATACTTTTGCGTTTGGAACTCCGAATCCTCCGTTAACTAAAACTCTACCAACAACAACACCATAATCAGAACAAACTCTGGTGTAAATGTCACTTTGGAGTATTTTAAGTGATAAAATCTCCAAGTATTCAAAATCCTGATCTAATTGTATTTTAATTGACTTATCAACCCCTGGTTGGGTTCTTATTCTATATGATTTTGGCATTAAATTCTTTTTTTGATAAATAGTTTATTTCCTATTTTCAAAAAATAATTCTTTTATCCTAAAAATAAATCATCAAGAGAAATTGACCGTCTTCAAATTAAGAACCCTCACATTAATGTCCTTATTTGGTAATCTTACTTGGTATATTTGTGTTGGTTCCGCAAATATGGTATCCGCAATTAAACCAATTTCTCTTGTTACCGGATCTGAATATGCTTGTGACGTTTGGGAAGAAGAGTATTGACCTCCTACATTATTAATAAATGACATATCAGATATACTAATCACCCCGTTTTCATTCTGTATTTGTCTTCTTAATTCTGACACATAAACATTTTCACCCATTTGTCTTTGTAATGGACTAAAATAGTTGGTAATAATATCAATTATTTTTGTAACAACAGAACCTTGATTTTGACTAGCATCTAAAACAACATCAACATTAACACTTAAATCAATTACATTAGCAGACTCTATAGAAATATAATCATTTATCATCCTATAATTTGATAGGTAATTAGCAACATTATTTTTTAAAGTATTTGATACAACTTCAGTTAACTTACCATTTGAGTCGTATGATAACATCTTGATTTTTATTTTATTATTTTCTTCAGTAATTGCTACTTTACCAGGCGCACCGAATTGTGATGGCATATTTCTTAATATAGATTCATAATCATTTATCGTAACCGCTCTATTTTGTGCCGCAAAATTAAATGATACATATTGTCTAACTTCTTCTGTTGTTGGGGCGTTTGCACCTCCAATCGCTGCGGTAACGTTATTACATGCTAATGAATTAACTACGGTTGTGTTTATTGATTCTGAAGGACCATTAACAAAAAATGAAACGGTTCCAATTTGATTAATAATATTAATACCCAAATTTGTTGCTTGCCCACCTCCAACTCTATACTGAACAAATAATGTTGAGTTTGATTTTAATGCCGACCCTAACGCTAAATTATTGATGTATTTACTTAAATCTAACGTATAACCGTCTCTTGCAAAATCTCTTAATTGCTCATCGGCAGAAACATTACCACCACCAAATGTCATCTTTAAATAACCTTCAGGTGTGTATTCACTTATGAATTTACTATCCGTTGTAATGTACTTACCTACCTTAATACCAGGTTGATCCGAAACCTTTGTTGGATCTTCAATAAAGACTCTGTTTTCCGCTAAAGCAGGAACTTCATACCATCTATTTTCAATACCTAAAAATTCTTGTGGTGGTGGAACATTACTATACTGTGTACCGTCTTTTAAAAGAACACTTGTTATTCCTAATACATTTTTTTCAGGTAAAAATAATTCAAAAAATGGTTTAACATCGTTTGGTGTTATAGTTCTTTTAAACACCTTTGTAAATCCATTAACCACAACTTCTCTCTTAACAATAGTGTAATTTAACAATCTACCACTACCATCAAAATTTGGTATTTTTAATCTATTTGGGGAACCTTCGGCATTAACCGCAGATGCAAAATCAATATCATAAACAGTTTCAAACGGTTGTCCTGCACCATTAACTTGTGAACCTCTCCTCAATATACCACAATACCTTAAGTCTTCCCTATCTCCAAACGCAGGTACGGTAATTGCAAAATCAACTAACGCAACAGAAGGTCTTTGTCCCGGTATTTTTAAACCATAGGTTCTGGCGATATTATATATTGATGATTTTTGTTGTGCATATTGTAATACCGTTTCTTGAATGCTTCTATCAATATTAAAGTGTAGATTGTCTGTTACAGCAGCATTTAAATCCAAAAATACAGAGAAAACCCCCGCATCGTTAAAATTCTGAACTAATTCGGGGTAATAAGTTCTGGTAAAATTGATTAACTCGGTTCTAATCCCTTGAAAATCTCTTGTGGTGTATGAAATTTTTTTATTAGCCATATCTATTATACATTAATAATTACGAAGTCACTGGCATCAAATGCGGAATTAGTATTTCTATAATCTATTCTAATCCTTGCGGTATGTTCAAGTTGTGAAATATTATTAACAGTAAATTCTCTTTTTCCTTCACCGTTAATATATGTTCCCCTACTTTCTTCATCCATAGAAGCGTCAGTTATTTTTATGTTTGTAATTGTAATTCCAGGTAAATAAGTTTCAACAGATTGTCTAATTTCATCTTCAATTTGACTAAAAGTTGGACCGTCTAATGGTTCAAAAATATATTCATATAATCTACTACCAAAATCAGGCAAAAAATATCTAGTACCTTTACGACTTAAAAGTAAATGAACTAAATTAGTCCTTATTTCCTCTTCGGTACTATCAGAACAATCTAAATATTTTCCAACGTATGAATCAAGAAATGGAAAATTTATACCATATGTTACTCCGTTTGCCATATCTAATAAATATAATATTGGTATATTTTATATAAATAAAAAAAATCACTACTTTCGTAGTGATTTTTTAAAGGTTTTATTACCTTTTTGATAGAGAGGTTCGTAAGGACAATTTTTACATCTATTTCCACAACAACTTCCTCTTTTAATATGGTAAGATTCACTCATAACAATATTACCGTTTTCATCCTTATAAAAATCAGGCTCAGGAGACTTTTTTGTTGTCTCCTGAACATATAGTTGTTGAACCCAATCATTTGATGCTGAACGTATCATACTACCCGTTTTGTTTTCTTAAATTGTAAAATGCTAATAGTACTTGATAAGTTAATGTTATATTATTTCCCCAAGTAACTTTCATAATTACACAATTTCACAAGCTCCACCAGCACAAGCCACTTCACCACGAAGGTCGGTGTTATCTTGTAACTCAATAACTTTTGTCAAATCAACGTCTTTTAGTGTTGAGAGAAGTTTTTCAAAATCTTCTTGAGTACAGTCTTCAAAAGGGGCTTGTGTGTAAGTTCCACCGTTGTAGGGTAATACGGACAATCCGTTGTAAAATTTACGATTTTTCCACATCCAGTCACCAACTAGCTCCCACTCATCTTCCTTAATTGACACTGTAGCTGAAACGTTGTGTGTATTTTGTCCACCTCTGTGTCCAGGACGAATCCATTCTTGTGAAACTTTTTTAACACGTTCCAACATTTGGAATACTGATTCGTGACGAAGGATTGAACCTTCTGGTGATTTTTGTGGTATTGTAATTACCGCGGTATCGTGTGGACGGAAGAACTCATCTTCAACAAGTTCGGGGTGATTGATTGCAAGATAAGTATAAATTGCTTCATTCTTTCCAACACGAATTCTTCTTAAATAATAATCATTATGCCAAGCGTGAATTCCTGATGAAGTTCCCAATACAAGTGATGATGTTCCTGATGGTTTAACTGTTGTTGTTCTTGCGGCTTTGTTAATTCCGATTAAATTAGCAACTCTTTCGTTTTCTTCTTTAACCGCCTGTGCTGCCTCCTTCATATCATAACCTAAAACAACACCCGAACCAATACCTGTCATACCAACACCAATAAGCGCATCTTTTTCAGTTGTTCTTTTCCAAACATCACGAAGATAATGGAAGTCGGTGTACCCCGCCTGTAATGTTCCAATAAACGCAGCACCTTTAACTCTTGTTTCAAAATCTTCTTGTGACACAATATCTGATGCGTTTACCTCACAAAGATTACAGAACTGATAAGGTCTTAGTCCGATTTCACAACAAGGGTTTGTTCCCCAATCTTTATCATTAGATAGATAAATCCCTGGTTCACCTGCTCCTGACAATTCAATTCTTTTCCACAAATCCATAAAGTATTCTTGTGTTACTTTGTGACGAAGAAGAACCGCTGAATTGTTTGCTCTACCTCTTTGTGGATTTTGTTCCCACCAATTTCCTGACTTACAAGAAATCATTTCATCATCATCAGCCGAGAACAATGAAATAAGTGCTGCTCTACGAATACCACCAGCAAGAACCGCATCCGCGATATGACAAGTAATGTCGTGAGCTTCAATTGGTGTTAATTTTTCACCATCTTCTTTGTTTTCCAACACTTTTGTGATGTTATGAATACAATCTTTAAGTGGTTGAGGACCTGGTGCCTTTCCACCTGATGTTACAAGAAGAGCACCTTTATGACGAATATCAGAGAAATCAAATACAGGTGTTGACGATTTGGAACCCATATATGATTCTATCAATACTTTAATTGCATCTGCCCAACCTTCAATTGAATCTCCGATGAGATATCTTCTTGTTCTGTTAGGGTTTGGTTTTTTGATTTCAGGTAGTTTATCTACGTGGTGTTTTTGAACTGAAAATCCTACACCAGTACCTCCCAATAATAGGAACATTGTTTCAGAAAACGCGTCTGTATGATCGATTGGTAGATAAGCACAATTGTAGACTCTGTTTGGTGAAATCTCAATTGGTTTACCTCCAAATTGTAAGGACCTCATTGATGGTAAAATTTTCTTATCATATACCATCTTATAAACTTCCTCAATTTCATTTTTGATTTGAGGGTATTTCTTTTGGTGCATTTCTTTGTTTCTTGTCACCAACTCTTCCCAAGTTTCCCTTCTATTTAGTTCGGGAATAAATTTAGCGTATTTCATATACACCGTAATATCACTCAATATTTTTTGTGAAATATCCATTTTTATTAAATTTTAGAATTAATTATTATTTTGTTCTTTTTGCTTTCTTCTTTCCATAAGTTCTTTAACTCTTTGACGTTGTCTTTCTTCTTTTTGTTCTTCAACACCCAAGAATGTCATTGAGCTTTCGGTATCAATTTCTAACATACCATTATCAAACTTACAATTTTCAAATACGATACCATCATCTCCTATTCTTGATTTTGTGATGGCGATTGTTGCTAATTTCATTTCTTTTTGTTGTAATGTTTTAGCAACAGAGATAATAACGTGTCCCACTTGTGCTTTCTTGATTGAACCCCCCATTTGATCGGTTGTTACAACTTCGGCAGATATTGAATTTCTATTTCCTTGTGTTGCTGTCCATCCTACAAGGTTTAATTCGTGACACATTGCTTCAAATCCTCTCATTACCGAACCCTCACTTTTCCATTCATCACCCAAATTTTTATCTGGAACGACACAATCGATGTAATCTAACAACACCATATCAATTTTTGTTCCATCAGCAATCATTTTTCTGATTTGGTTTTTAATTTGGTTCATAGTTACCGTATCGGATGGTAATTTTTTAAGGATTAATTCATTTGGCATTGTTGTTTTGATTTCATTAACCTTATTCATAACAAGTTCTTTTTTGTCTGACAATTCGTCAGGGTGAATCTTTGTCCAAAGTGTAAAATGTTTCCTTTGGATTATCTTCGGGTTGTCTTCAAAAAAGATTTGTAGAACATTGTATCCCAAGTTGAATGCGTGGTTTGATATCTTTGTTAAAAGGGTTGATTTTCCAACCCCTGTTGGTGCCAAAACAACACCTATTTCTCCTTTTGCCAAACCTCCTTTAAGGAGTCTATCAATACCAGGGATTCCCATCGGGATAGGATGTCTGAAATCATCATCCAATACCTGATCCAAGTTACTAAAGACATTCAACATACTTGTGTCTTTCTCTCCTACTTGGAGTGCCTCTCTAAACATTTCTTCAATGGTGTCATAGTTTTCAAACTCACCACCGTCAACGATTTTTTGGGCCTTATTCATTACTTTAATAACCTCTTCTTGTTTACAAAACTTAAGAGCCTTTTCTTGGACAAATTCCCCCCCATCAATAGGTGCATCCTTGATTTTCTTAATCATATCCAAAACAATCTTGGATGCCATTTCTTGTTGTAATTCCGATTTTGTAACTTGCTCTAACGTGTCAAAGGAAGGAGTGTGGTTATACTTTTTATAGTACTCCTTAACCATCTGAATAATAATTTTAAAATACTTATTTTCAAAATAACTCGGAGAAATTACATCAATAATTGATTGAGAAAAATCTTTGTCCACGATAATTTGATTCAATAATTGAATCTGAAAATTGTTACCTAAATAGTCAAAATTTTTATTCGTCGCCATACTTTTTTTCTCTCTTGTAAAGATAAATACTATCAAGCCAGTTTAAATCCAGCGTATTCAAAATTAAATTTTTTACCTGAAAAAATGTCAGTTAATTCAGATAGTATACCTTTTAGTTGTGGGCGTAGATCCACAGTATATCTTACCTTTGGTGGGTACAATTTTGCATCAAACACTCTATGACAAATTGTCATATCTCCAATCTTAATTATGAGATTAAAATTCTCATCACCATCGGTATTTGATGTGTTTAGAATGTCAGGATTTTCCTGAATTTCATATTGATTATCCATCATATAGACAATGGTTCTCATTTTTAAATCCCTTTGGATTTTGTTACAAAGATCTGTAATATATTCATACAGATTTGTTGATGTTCTAGATTTTGGATTGAACCCTCTAACATTAAAGAACCTTTGAACGATAATGTTTTCGTTACACTTTAAAAGGAATTCAACTTTTGTGAAATCTTGCTCTTTCATAATTTTACTTTTTGTTTTTGTAATTTGACTTTTCTTTTCTTGTTAATTTTAAAAATGGTTTCAAAAAATTTACCCACGCATCGTCTCCTTTTGGTAGAAACTTGAAGAACCCGTCTTCCATCATCATTTTAATTAGATTCCTATATCCTCTACCATCAGGATCTAAACTTTCCGAATAATATAGTTTAACATATTCCTTTCCTTCATCACTTATCATTGGTGTTCCCAAATCTACTAATTTTTCGTTAATTAAAAAGAATGTTTCCCCTAATATTCCTTCTTTTGTTTTACCTTCAATAATATTTTTAAGAACTACACTACTTTTTTCTTCTATAAGTTCCTTACTTCTTGTTAAAATATCCGTAAAAGAAATTTCATTTTCAAGTATTTCAGGAAACAATTTAACTAATGTTTTTTCACCTAATAATGATATCCCATCAATATTATCTGATGTATCACCAGCCAAAATTTTAAATGTTTTAATATTAAAATGCGGAATTTCAAATACCTTTAGTTTAATTTTATCACCATTTTTATAATACTTTTTTTGTTTTGGTGAATAAATGTTAACTTTTTCTGATATTAATTGTGTTAAATCTTTGTCACTTGAAAATATTGTTTTTATTTCATCTCCCGATATTTGACAATAATATGCTATCAAGTCATCCGCTTCCGAATTTTCAACTTCAATTTGTCTAACAAACATCTCTTCAAGATATTGTTTAACTCTATTTTTTTGTTTTACAAATGAATATACTTGTTCTTCATCGGATGGTGATTTCCTGTTCATCTTATATTTTGGGTATATAAGTTTTCTTTGTGATGAATTACCATCACCATCCCAAAATACGACAACCTTATTGTAGTTTGTTTCTTCAAGAAATTTTCGTAAGGTATTTAGAAAATGCCAAATACCCCCGACGTGTTCATTTTTGTTAAAAAAATCTTTAACTCCGTGAAACCCTATTTTTAATAAGTTATTACCATCAACAACTAATGTGTTAGTCATTTAAATTTTTCTTAATTGATTCTACAATTTGTTACTCGTCTTCTTCTTTGGTTTCATCTAACGTATAATTAGCATCTCCCAATTTTTCAACCCAATAATCTGAATATTCTTTTTTGTATTTGTCCAATGATTCTTTAGTGTCTGCAATATAACCTTGTGGAACCGCAATAATCTTACCGTCTTTATAACCTAACCCATTTACGTGATTCTTCAGGATTGATATTTTTGTTCTAATCGCAAATGATATCTTCCTACCATTTTTAACCGCATCTATATGACTAATACCCGCCTTCTTTTGGTTACCAAACAAAAACACTAATGAGGATGCTAACCATAATGCCTCACCTCCCTTAGCTTTGATTTCAGGTTGTCCAAATGGATTATCGGGTAATAGAACCCAAGGTTGATTTAATACAACTAAAGTGTTGTAATACGGATATTCTTCTTTTTTAGATTTAGATATTCTTGAATGGATTCCCATTCCAATTTTATCCGCTAAAACTTTTGCGTTGTGCATACCACCACCTTTTCCATCAAATGTCATTTGACAAGGAATACTCCCAATACTATCCCAAAGGAATAATAAATTATAAGGGATGTCACCTTTTTCTTGTGCGTCTAATATATCGTTAATAAAATCTGTTGCTTGTTCTATAACATCAAAAGAATCATTAAATATGAACATACCATCATATTCACCGTGTTCGTTCAGTTCCGCTTCCAACCCTAATTCAATTGCGTGACTCCATGACCATTTCTTTTCAGTTATAATAAAAACAGGTAAGTGTCCTTTCTTTTGTGCATCTGCCGCGGCAAGAATCATTGCAGTTGTTTTTGATGTATTTGAGTGTCCCAAAAACATATTAATACCACCCATAACAGGTCCAGGTAATCCACAAGACTCCAAAAACGCCTCACCACAATTATAATAACTTTCGGGTTTGTATTTTGTTTTTGTTGAGAATTTACCTTTTATAGTATCTAATGATATTTCTTTTTTCTTAATTGCCATAATGATTTTATTTTAAATAAAGATAAAAAAAGGTAGTGACTTTGTAAATCACTACCTCCGAATTTTGGAACCTTTTTTAGAAAGGTAATTCTTCATCTACCTCCTCATTTACTTGAGGGTCTTCAACCTTGGTTTCTTGTTTTTTAGAACCACCAATTGATACTTCAGAAATTTCGTTATTACCATAAACGTAACCACCTTTTTCAGAATCCCATTTTGGAGTTTCTCCACGAGCAATCGCTTCAAGATATTCTACAGGTTTCTTTGAGTAAACATCTTCCCAAGTTAACTCGTCTCCAACCCAAGTTGCCATAGTATCCTCATCTTCGTGAATTGGTGTTGGATCATCATACATAACTGTTTGGATTACGGTGTAGAAAGCTCCTTTAGGTGTTTTTGCCTTTGTAAGTTCAAGGATGAGGTCTCTACCTTTATCAGGATCGGTTATATCACCTTTCGCTTTCCAAATTGGAATAATTTTGTCCAAGATACCTTCTTGTTTGTAGTTGTGCTTGAACCTCCAAAACTTAACCCCGTCTTGTTCGTTATCACGATCAATTACTTTTACAATATAAAACTTACGTGCTTTGTATTGTTTTGCCAATTCTTTGTCAGAATCTCTACCAGTTGACATTAGTTCGTCATACACATCATTGAGTGGTGAACGCTCATTGTCATTTTTTCCTGGATCATAAAACTTTTGCCATTTACCGTCTACTTGTACTTCGTGAAACCATACCTCTTTGAATGGGGATGTTCCGTCAGTTGTTGGTAAAATTCTGATTCTTTTTTGTGCTTGTTTCTCGTTATCTCTGAGAATTGCCGCAAAATATTTCTTCATCCTTTCGTCTTGTGACATTTTTGAAGTAGAGGATGAACTACTTTGGGTTGATTGCTCGTACTGAGCCAAAACCGCATCTAAAACATTGTTTGTCGCCATATATTTGTGTTATTAAAAGTTTACAATAGAAAGTATATAATAAAAAAGTGTCGCAGTCAATATGTATTCAAAAATTTTGAGAAGGACATTGGTGTCCCTCTCAAAATTAAGGCATCATATCTTCGTCATCAAAAGTATCAAAAGTTGTTTTAATTTCTTTAGGTGAAAAATCTTCCACTTCATCAGTCGTTAAAACATATTCATTCTTGCCCGATTTTTCCATCTCTTCCATTTTGTCTTCAAAAAAATCAGACAATTTTTGTTTAAACGGTCCTGAATCTAAACTTCTTAATTCTAATTTTTCTTCAGGTGTTTTTGGGCGATATTTTTCAAATTTTTGTTCAAGTGAATTAACAGCATCAATCAATCCATCCATTTCTTTAAGTTTAGATTCTAAACTCTCCAATTGTCCAAATAGTTGATTAAAATATTCTTCTTGTTTTTGTTCTATATTTTTTTGTGAATCTACCAAATCAGTAATCTCCAATTCTTCTTTGTCTTCTTCATCTTTACCAACTTCTTCTACATCGGGGTCTGTCGCAACATCCACAGGTGCTGGAGTTTCGCCTTCTGCAGGTGGTGCAGGTGGTGCGGGTGCTCCTGCCGCATCTCCAGGAGGTGGAGGTAACGCTCCTGCTGCATCTCCAGGAGGTGGGGGTAACGCTCCTGCTGCCAGATCTTCTGGCGGTGGGGGTAATGCTCCTGCCGCGTCTTGTTCAAAAATATAATTGTTAATTGAGTTATATCTTTTTATTTCTTCAATTATTTTTTTATCAATTTTCATAATTTACCCATTTAAAAGTTGTTTAATACCTGTTTTGGTTTCTACTTGTACTTTTCTATTCATATTGACAGTATTGTCAACTCTTTCAATAAGTCCGTCTTTCATTCTGATTGTGTAACAGTCACCTGTATCTAAATCACATACTTCTTTAAACCCATTACCCGCATCTTTTTCTGACACTCTTGTATTTTTACCAAGATAGTTATCTAAAATCATTTTTACGCTCATAATATTATTTTATTATAAATATATTCAAGTTGATAAAAATTACAAACTAAATGTAATTGTAAAATTTTGTTTTTGTTCCGTTCTTTCAGTATCAATAGATCCGTCACTTAATACAGGTATTGATGTTATTTCAAATTTCAATTCATACTGTCCTGGGGTTGTACAATTTACTACTGTTTGAATATCCGCAGCCTCCATAACTAATTGTTTATTTCCTTGTATTTTATAGTTACTCAAATCAACGTTAGTAACTTGTGTACAGGTACCTGAACCTTTACCGCTTACTAGATTTGCAGTACCTATCTTCCAAAGAGATTCTGAGTCTAAGAAGAAGAACTGTACATAATTTAATAATCCTGTTGTTTGATTATACGATATAAATTTCTTAAGAGGTTCTTTAATAACTACTACCTCCGATGGTGATGGTACAATTCCAGATTGATCAACATATTCCACAAAAGATTCTTTCATCTTTTTTTCAATAAATTTTTTATCCTGTGGTAATAATTTATCATATAAAACATCATTCTTTGTTGGGTAGTCATTCATAAAGAACTTTGTGTATATCTTACCATATCTAGCGTTTTTTGCAAGTGAGCTTGTTAAACCAACACCATATGACTTAAACACCTCTGTTTGACTTCCGTATTTTGATATCATAAATTTCACGTAATTAGTGAAGGTATCAAAAGTCGCGATTGGTATATTTAGAGTTGCCGAACAAAAATATTTTGTTGTCATAAATCCAGATAAACCTTCGCCAAATGGTTTTGTTAATGGAATTAATGAGTAATTATTACCATTCGTTGTAAAAACACCAATAGGGGATAAAACTACACTCATTACTGAATATATAAAACCACCAATAAGTTCAGCATCATCTCCGGTGTATCCTGCTTCGCTAACTAATGTTCTTATTCCTATCGCCGCAGTATTTTTATTTAATGTTGTTTTTTGCACAGATTCATCAACAGTATAGTTAACATATAATTCCGCTAAATTAGATGAACAATTTTGATTTGTTGATAAAACTGCATTATTTGTTGATTGTGCCTCCTCAACTTTTTGACTCATTTGTTCAATAGCGGTTAATGATTCTTGAGCCCTTGTTTCTTCATCCTTTTTAATTTTTTGTTGTATGTCTTTAATTATATTAGTTGTTAGTGTTTGTATGTAGTTTTCAATTTTAGGTATACTATAAAAAGATTGTCTTTGACCTTCAAAAGTTGTATCAAACCCGTTTTCAGAAATTCTATGCGAAACATTGGTTATCATATAAGGCCCACTAAACATCGGGACATTTCTTAAATTAAAATACATTGACGGTTGGATAAGTGCATTACCCATCATATCTATAGAACATTTATAACTTCTATTTTTATACAAATTATATAGTGACACACTTTGTGAGTATCCGGCTCGGTTTCTATCCAAATTTGCCATTTGATTTAACACTTCTAACGATTCAGCGGTTGGTTGTCCTGGGTCTTGCGATATATCTAATTGTTTAAAGATTTGTTGGTTTTGAGGACCAATATCAACATTAAATCCAACAACTTTATTTGATTTATCCCAATCTGTTTTACCATCTAAATTATCCAATAGAGGATTGTCTGAAGATCGTCTCATATCAAATGCGTCGTCCCTATAACGATAATCAACATTTTCGTTCATTGCTAAATGTTCACTTGGTTTCCAAGCGTAAAAACAAACATATTTTGGTGCAGTCTCTCTATAATCCACATTTAAAAATGTACCAAAAAGAGTATTTGCAAACTCTAAAGTCCCTTCAGGTCTTGGTGACGGATTTTTACTCACGTCCTTCACATTGTAAAAATTAGCATATGCCGGCAATGGGAAACCAACAAAATTGTTTTCTGTTAGAACTGTATTCATTATGGATAACAAACTATTTTCATATGTTGCACTTTCAATAAGGGTTTTTAATTTAAAAACATCAACATATATTTTTTGTCCAACATCTCTACTTGCCCTATCAAGAAGTAATATATCTTCAAATAAAGTTTTAGATTTTAAATCCGCCCCCGATATCCAAGTATCATTTATTGTCTTAAACAATTCCCAAGTTTCATATCTCGTTTGTTCACTTTCAACCCTTAACGCCTTTACTGAACCATCAATTGGTGTAATATCAATCTTACCAATTTTTTTTCTTATGTTTGTTAATTCAATATCCAATAATGTGTTAATGTATTTATCATTATTTTCTATATACTGATCCATTAAACTATAAAATTCAGATGACGTTATATTAGGTTTTTTTAATTTTTGTGTTGCAAATATTTTTATTATTGGTGCAAATGTTTTTATAGTATTCTCTGTAAATTCAACATTCATATCAACAAAGAAATCTGTAATATAAGAACCATTGTCAGAATATTGTAATTGTGGTATTTCTGAGAAACCAACATAAGTTTCAAGTGTTTTCCACGTTTCAGGATTTTGTGTTTTAGATTGATTTAATGTTAAAGTACCTCCCGCTGTCGGTAAACTGTTTGGTGAATTTTGGAAATATCCCTGATATATGTATGGATCTTCAATAAACTTTGTTGAGAATGAATAGAATAACTTTCTATCAAAGAATGATGGGTTACCGTGTCTCATAGTAACTTTATATTCCATAAACTGACTCAAATATTGTGAAAAATTATCTATTTGAGATTCTTGTATATCGTTTATCACAACATCACCATTACTAGAACCTGTTGGTTTTGGTAATTTCATAAGTTGTCTCATTAACGCTTGAAAATTATTCTCAACCTTAAACGAATTAGGTTCTGTTGGGTTTGTTTCAGGCACTAAAGATTCATAATCATACACCGATCTACTAAAATTCAAAAATTCATTTTCTAAAACATCAAGAATTTGTTTGTCAAATGTCGTAAACATTTCACTTATACTACTATATTTAGTAGAATCCCCATTAATTGAAAAACTTTGTTGTTGTGACTCCTCATTGAATACTTGTTTTAGGTATTTGTCTGGTGTTGGTTTTTCAACTCTACTATTATCAAAATACCCATAGTTTGGTGCCTTCCAAAATAATCTTACGGAACCATTATACATTGATGGATTGTCCACAACTTCTGTTGCTAACGTCCCATTACTTTTGAAACACTCATTTGATGTTTGATTTATTTGTGAACCAAAGGATGGCATTGGGTAAATATACCCGTCTTGTGTGGCGTCCACATAACAACTCCAAGGTGTGATTTGTAGTGATCTTGATGGATTTCCATTATCAAAACCTGGTGTTTTTAAAATAACTGATGTTGTTGATTTTTTTAAATTTAACCCTGTTTGTAATGCTGTTTGTATGGATGAACTTGTGTATCCCGCAATAACGTAATTGGTGACAACGAAATTTGTTGGTTGCGTTACTGTTTGAGGATAATTTATTGTATAGGTACCAACACCACCTATTGTTCCATTTATCTGATTTACTATCGTAGTACCAAAACTAATACCACTCCCACTAAGTGTTAAACCAACAAATAAATCATTACTTGATACCGATAAAACTTCTAATGTATTACCTGAAATCGTACAATTACCAGTAATTTGAGCAACCGAATCAAAAACTCTTACCCCTTGAAAGAACACGTTAAAGTCGTCAATAAGTTTCGGGTAGAATCCTGTATTTATGTAAGTTTCTGTAAGAGGTCCATTCACAATATTATCCTGTAATATCATATTGTATGGTAAGTCATTAACAAGTAATTGATAATTTTTTGTACTCGCACTTGTTAAAGGATCAAAATTATCTAAATAATTAAAATCAGTCCATACCTCATCAAGAAAATCAACACCTGTATCAATCCAAGTTTTATATCTATGCCATATAGAACCGTATTTTAGAACCCAAGCATATGGTAGTCTATGTACCGCACCATATTTTTTAATAGTCGCCAAAATATAGTTCAAATCGGTAGCACTTCCATCCAAATTATAACTTTTGTATTTTTCTCTCAATGTACCTAAAGGTAAACTATTTAAGAATAAATAAGAGGCATATTTGTAAGGATATGCATTATTTGCATTATATCTAAAATCATATACTCCCCTTTGGATAGCATTAATAAAATATGGAGTATTCAACATAGAGGTTGTTTGTTCCGCAACTAATTTATTTTCATAATTAACATATGAAACATTACCTTCAGTAGGATACTGAGTTTTTAATAATCTAGTTAAATAAAAAGTTTTTAAATCCACCAAATTTAATATCTGACTATAATTAAGACTTCCACTTTTATAATTAAATGACGTTACAGGTTGTTTATCTTTTCCGTCGTTACTAAAGTTTGTTATGATTTTATTTATTGTATTATAATCAAGTACTTGATTTGTTTTAAAAACTTGCTCAATCTGCTTAAAGTCTTTAGCGTTCGCCATATACTTTTTTACCCAATCCTTATCAGTAATTGGGTATAAATCGGTAAAATCAAAATTATCTACGATTTCAGATTCACCAAAATATCTTTCTGCGTATTGCGTATCATTTAATGATAAAAGAGGTTTGGATTTATCGTTTTCAAAAATATCTTGATTAAGTATACTAAATGGTGCATTAACATTGTTTTGTATATATGGGGTGTTAAAATCACCTCTAATATAATTTTGCCAAGATTGTCCACTACCCTCATTTGATATATGTTGTAAAAACGCAAGGTAATTCCCAGAATTTAAATCGTATTCTTTTAATTTTTTTGATAAGTATGGGTTGTCTGAACCCAAAGCATTAATCATATTTAATCCTTCAGATTCCGAATAATACTCCGTCATATTATAACTATAGTTGGAGTCTCTACTCAATTTACTATACAATGAATTTATTAATAACCTTTCATAAATTTCATAAAAAAACTTAACTTCTTCTGTGTTTTGGAACACTTCGTTACTTATTGGAAATTCAATCGCATTAAAACTTAACCTATTAGGTTTTGTTCCTAAATTTTGCGTTGATTTTGGGAATTGTGGTGGTGTTTCTCTTTCAATAGAAGCCTTTAAAAATTCCTCAACAAATTGTACTTCAGGCCATATTTCAGGTGAGAACGCTCTAACTTTTGTAGCAATAGATTGATTACCAGGGTACATTAATTCGTATTTTTCACCATCGGTATTCAAAGAGTTTTCTACAATAATTTGAGGCCAAGGATAAATTGGGTTGTCTAAAACCCCAACATCTTTTATATCAACACTATTTGCCGTTGATGAGTTTGAATATATTGCCTGTTTTCTATATACATCATCTCTTAAGTCCCAAGCTTTGGTGTGTACTTCATCTAATAATCTCAAAAATGATTCACCCTGAGCAAAAAACACCGCTAACACATTTCTAATTGTTGGGGCAAATCCAAGTCCACCATCTTCGGTACTTTTAGAAATTTGTTCTGTTAACTCTTTTGCTAAACCTTCCTCAATCTTTTGTTTTTTAGTTATATAATTTTCAGTAATAGTATCAATTTTTTCACTAAATGAATTCTTACCCTCAAAGAAAAATTTAGGACCACTATTAAACTGTTGAGTTATAAACCTTTCAAAATTTTCTGTTTCTCCACTTGGTATTGTTTTATTATTGTTTCTTTGAGCATATGTTTTTTGGATGTCAATATCATTAATTGTTTTATTACTTATAAAAGTACTTTGTTCTTTTTTATTTATATCAAAAACAATATCCACGGGTATTGCATCAGGTTTATTAGAACCTAATGTTTTATTATCTAATAGTCCTTTATTATATAATTTTACATCACCAGAAAGTTCGGTGAGTGGTGCTTGTTGAGCTTGAGATTCAATGTATTCAGGTTTAAACTGATATATTGTGTATCCAACTTTTTCATATCCTGTCGGTATGGTAACAAATGTATTCTCAAAATCTAAATATTTTCTCGCCCATCCACCATCAACCGCCGAATATGTAAAAATATTACCTCTGTATTCATCTATAACTTTTTTATAGTTTTCTAAATCATTTAAAACATCCAAATTTGTTTTTGAATATTTGTCAATAATACTAGTTAAAAACTTATTAAGATTAACTTGTAATTCTTGTACGGTTATTTCAGGAAAATTATCGTCTATTAACCCTTTGGATTTATACTCAGCGTAAAGTTCTTTCATTTTTGAGTATCCCTTACTAGACCAAGACTGTGTTGTATTACTTTCAGTAGGACCGGTTTGTGTTGTTGTTTGGTTAACAGTTGTTATACTTGATTGGTACATAAGTGGGGCCGACCACATTGCTCTCCAATTGATGTGTGATAGGATTGTATATTTGTATCCATACAACTTTAAATTAACCCTAAAGTTTCCACTACCAGGGTCAAAACTTGCGGTAAAATTTTGTAACATTAAAGGTAGTCTAACTGCTTTACCCAAATAACCTTTAATTGTTAAATAAAATAAAGGGTATGGTAATTGGAAAAATGCGGCATATGGTGATTCACTACCACCCTCAAACAACGCTCTCCCTTTGATGTCTTCCATTGTTATTTGTATAACAGGTAAGAAATCTAAACCGTAGTCAATATTTATTTGAGTTATACCCAACATTCCGGTGTCTGTTGCACCTGGTTGTCCCTTAGATAATAAACTTTGTCTTAAAAAATAATCTTCACTTTTTTCATCAACTTTAACTTGTTCTATCTTTGGTTGATTAATTCCTTTACCAATAAGACTATCCTTTCCGGTTATTTCGTCAACATATATTTCCTCTAAAAATTTATGTCCACCAGGATTTAAAAAATTAATTTTTCCTACGGATATTGTTCTTACAGTATCATTTAATGGAACACCTAACGCCAATTTAGTTCTTGGTAAAACGGCACATTCCAAATTAGCATAAAAAACAAGGTCTTCTTGATTTATTAGTCTTTCTCTTGCAATACCATTTTCATCAATCACTTTATTTGGGTCAATGATTGTTATGTTTTGATAATCAAATTCTACTAATATATTTTCTCCGTTATCTACCATAATAGAAGAAGTGGTTTTCTAATGTCGCTTTATAATCTTGTAAAGAACCTAACAAAGGAAAGGGAATTGTCAATACCGCAGCATCAGGTATGTTAAATTCAAAACCTGTATATTGAGGATTAGCTAACATTATTAACCATCCAAAAAATGGCGTACCATAAAATTGTTGGGACACTTTATCCAATCTAGATATACCTACTTTATATATGTATAATTTATCTGAACTTTTTGGTGGTAAATTCACATATGGTACAACGGTTTGTACTCCATTCTGAATAAATTGATTATATCTATTATAATACTGTAGAGCCATTTTTAACTAAATTTAACCTTACCATTAAATGTGTTTTGTTTATTGTTTACGTTAACATCACTATAAAGATCCGCTAGTTTCTTTTTCTTTTGTATGTTGTCACCAACATTGTCCGTTGTATACTGAATCTTACTATCAAATTGTTCAATTGTAAATTTTTCGTAATTAGTTATATAGTCTTCACTTTTGGTTGCATCTTCCAATTGTTTGATTTCAGCGTCGTGTTCTGTTTTAAAACTTCTTTTTAATGTCTCACAATATCTTCTTATTGCATCTACTAATGATTGTTTATCTTTAACTTTGTCAACACCGGTTAAAGAATCAACAAACGTATTAAATTTATTATCATCAAGGAAAATTGGGGACATAACCAAATAAAATCTTCTCAACTCTTCTGTTGGGAATATTGTTAATACTGGGTCAAAATTTAGTGTTGATGTGTTATAGTTACCAGTGATAACGTTATCCTTAAGAAACTTTTTAGAAAAATCAGTTATTTTATCACCAACAGTAGTTTTAAAAGCGGTTGTAATTTTTGTTATTGTACCATTTGTATCCGCAGTCAAAGTATAAACTTTATAATTACCTGTACCCAATTTAATACCATCAAGTGAATTACAAACAACATCCGACTTTCTTAATGTATAATTGTAAGTTTCTTGGTATGTTGTCATTGTGTTTAATGGTACAATAACTAAATCATTAAGTTCGGTTTTCATCTTACTTATTTCTTCTTCCAATTTTCTAGACAAATTTCTTAATGACGCGTCTGTGGCATCATAGAGTATCTTGAATGTTGTATATTCAAGTGTTATAGGGTTATTACCTGTTGCCACATCATCAACCGCCTTATCAACTAATTTTTCAACTCTTTCTTCTATTGAATTAGATTTACCATATAATTCGGCACCTACCGGTGTTCCATATACATCTAATTGCCCTTCACTAAAACTTCTATCTAAACTTACTAAAGATAAAATTCCTGAGTTAGTTAAATTTACTATTGTTTTAGTTTGATCAACAATCGTTTTAAAGTAATTTTGGGTTCCTGTAGACAATTCATTTATTAATGGTGTATATTCAATTTCACCCGTTTCAAAACTTCCATTATTTTGTGAATTTGTTGTGACAATTGTACCAATAGTTCCACCACCTTTTTGTGGTAATTGATTCTCAACCTGTCTAGTTGATACCGCACCCGTGTTAGCACCCGCGCCTTTTACTATTTTTTGTACCAACTCATTATCTCTTTCTGAGGTATCTTCAGTTGCCACCGCACGTTCATCATAAATTTCTGTGTTTGCGTAGTAATTAAACGATAAAGCGTTTTGTAATTGTTTAATAGGATTTGCCAAACCATGACCACCAATAAAATCAAATCCTAATGTTATTTTTGCAATCATTGGTTGAACCCCAATACCTTCAGGATTGATATCAAACACTAATGGGTCATATGCTATACTCAACGAGTTAGGTACAATCTTAGTATGGAAAAAGTCTCCAATTCTTAAAACTAATATAGGTGGAGCACCAAACGCAGTGTTTAACGCGTCGTTATATTTTGGTTTACCATCAGGTCCAATAACAGGTATTGTTTGTCCCGGTCTCATACATTGTTGTAAGAATGTTAATCTCGCATTTAACCCTTCAGGTGTTGTTGAGTGGAACGCGGGACTAAAATATTTTATTTTATCTTTTAAACTATCAAACACCATTGGATCGCTTTCTTTCAAAACATCAAAATAGTCACATTCTGAAAAAAGATATCTTAATATTTTTTTAGATATACCCTCCTTAACTTTTTGTATCGGATCAGGTTGTGGGACAATTTTAATTGGTGGTACTAGTATTTCTTGTGGAATTTCTTCAATTGTTGTTGTATCACTTGGTGGTTCAAAATTTGGATCAAACTCAACCTCCTCCTCAATTTTAGGTGGGACTATACCAACAGTCGCAGCAACGGCCTTGATTTTAACTTTCCTACACGCCATTGCAGGAACCGAATACCATTCACCACCATAATTATTAATTGATCCTGTTGGTGATCCGTCTCTAATATTACTGTTACAATTTATCGTAAAATTGAACCCGTCTCTACTTTTTGGTGTTACATCTGCAACCTCACCTCTTGGTGTTGATTTGATGATAAACTTCTTATCATTAATTAATTGTCCGAGACTTGTTCCATCAACAGTTTGTCCACTAAACCATTTTAAAACAGAGTCAATTCTTCTATCAGATAGATAAGCATTATATTGTTCATTTTGTATTGGCGATGCAGATCCTTCCAATTCTATTGTTACGGTACCACTTTTATCTATTATTATTTCTTTAATCTTTTGTATTAACTCTGTTTTTATAACATCAAAATTATAAATTACAGTGTTATCAAAGAAATCTTGTACTGACTCTTTAAGGAATTCTTGTGTTTCTGACGAACCCGACTTTTTTGCATAACACTTAGCAGGAGCTTTAGTCACATAAGGACCATTTCTCAATCCAATATAAAAATCATAATATTGTTCATAATTATAATTTTGATATGAACCTGTCATATCGTATTGTTCTCTACCTAATGCACCTGCGATTTTCCATACTTCAGGATCTTCAGGGTCTTTAATAGGATTATTATAATACGGTGAATCATTTTCAAAATAAAACGCAAAATCTAAAAATCCTCTTAATTCATCATCCGCACTAATTTGATCAGTAACCGCAGGTGTTATTGTTATCTCAGTATTACTTTGTGTTTGTGTAGCTCCGTCAGTACCACCTTGATTACCCTCAATAGAACCACCGGCAATTATCTCAGTTGGTATACCTTGTAATATTGTATTAATTTCTTCTTGTGTTGTTCTTGGTTCGTTTAATAACTGTTGATAAGTATATAATTGACTTGTTGGTATAGTATTAAACTTTAACGCCAAATCATATAAATCGTATTTCACACAACCAGCAAAAAATGAATCTAATATTGAATTAACCTCTTGTGGTGTTCTATTCTTTAACTGTTCTCTAACAATAGTGTTCATAACGGATGGGTGATCCACAACAATTTTCCAACTTAAACTTCCCGTCCTTTGTGTATTTTTGTACGTAAAGATTGGTTCAGGTCTACCAAGAAAAGACGTTGGATTCCAACTTGCTCTACTATCTTCACTAAATGATATGTCATATGGTGG